GATCACTTAAAAACTAACATTATATAAATCAATGAAAATTTTCCTAGACACTGCTGACTACGAAGCAATTGCTGAACGCTATACGACTGGTCTAGTTGATGGTATCACTACAAATCCTACACTAGTTCGCAAGTCTGGTGTAGACTATGTGGAGTTCATTAAAACACTAGCAACCAACTTTGCTTTTGAAAGCATCTCTGCTGAAGTAGAAGGTGACTCCTGCTTTGAGATGCTTACCAATGCTATTAAGTATCGTGATATTGCTGACAACGTTACGATCAAACTGCCCCTCACTGTAGAGGGTCTGAAGGCATGTAAAGAACTCACTGCTCAAGGTGTCGAAACTAACGTTACCTTGTGCTTCAGCGCCGCTCAGGCATTGATGGCAGCGAAGGCAGGTGCCACATACATCTCACCTTTCGTGGGTCGTATGAATGATAATTCTCTCAGTGGTGTTGAACTTGTTCGTGCTATCTCTGGTCTGTACTGTGCTCATGGTGTTCGCACCAAGATCCTTGCTGCCAGTTTGAGAGATGTCCACCATGTCTCGCGTTGTTTCCTCTATGGTGCTAGTGTATGTACGTTGCCACCTGCTGTGTTTGACAAAATGTATAACCATGTGCTGACCGATTCTGGTCTGGCAATTTTTGAAAAAGATTTTAAGGAGATCAATGGTTGAAGTTCCGTTCGATGAATTTGAAAAAGACTTCGATGCATACATGGATCGCATTGAAGCAGGTGAATCCTTTATAGTTCGTAAACCAGATGGAACTGCTGTCATGGCAGTCCCTGCTGAAGAATACAAAGAACTATCAGATCAGGTTACTGATACTGACTGGGAAGATATGATGACAACACATGATGATGCTAGTTAAAAAGTTAATTTCTAAGTATGTCTCTCTAATCCAAAAAATTCCAGAGAGACACTACTGGCCAATCTTTCTGTTCCTGTCTTTGTACTTCATCGTTCCGATGAGTGAGATCACAGTTACACTGACAGCAATTCTTTACTTCAAGTTTGAAAAGAAGATTGCTCCTGTGGTAGGTAGACTCACCAAGCGACTTCCTAACTGGTTAAAGTTTGGTGGTGGTCTCATCTTCTTCCTTGTGATGATTGATGATACCTTGTTTTACTTTGCCCTGATTGCTCTAGCATTCTGGAGCAGTAAGCAGGTCAGAAAGAAAACTGGCACACCCCCTTTACATGACGATGAGGAGGTGCTACAATATGGACACAACAAGGAACCTGATGAAACCGACAGTCATTCTTGAGAGATCTCCCTACCGCTATGTTCAGTGCGGTCTTCTAGAGATCAATGGTAAACCTGACTATCGTATTCAAAAGTATCATGAGTGGAAAAAGCGTTACTTTGACATGTACTTGCTTGACAATCAGATGCAACTAGACACCTGTCTAGAAGATGTAGAGTATACTAAGTGGTTAGACCCTGACCCTGAAGTGGGTTCATATCGTAAATTCAATTCTGTAAGTAATCCTTATGACTAAAACACATTCTGACTTGGACTTTATTCGCGACATGCTTCTCGCTGCTCTGGATGAGCGTCGTGATGATATTGTAGGAGATTTGTTCAAGATGTATGAGCAGGCACGTACCGAATCTCGCCCTACTATTCCTGCTGGCAACATTAACATCGACACCGTAACTAAACCTGACGGAACTCAGTATAACTTTACGTTGAGTTCTGACTACATCCCTGCAGCACCAGCTTCTATTAATCTTGGTAATTCTCTTAACAACAATGATGTAATTTCTTTTGGAGATTACACACGTACAGATAAGGAGTTTCTTGTAGAGTGAGAGTAGTTGTTGTTGGTGGGGGTACTGCTGGATGGATGGTAACTTATTATCTGTCCGAATCTCATCTATGTGTCAATGTCTCTACTGAAGAGATCCCTATCATAGGTGTAGGTGAAGGCACAACGGGTAAATTTCTTGATGTATTCAAGATGGACCATGTATCAATGATGCATGGTATGGATGCTCTACCTAAACTTGGCATCAAGTTTGACAACTGGAGTAAGACCAAGCAGAGTTTTCTTTCACCCATTGACGGAACACCAACAGCTAGTAAATATATTGATTATACTTGTCTTGCCTATGGTCCTGTAGGTAAGCACATCACTTTGATGAACGGCAATAAGTCTAACTTTTTTGTCGAACAACCAGACTTAATGTGTGATTATAATCAAAATGCATTACATCTAGATGCATATAAGACAGGCGAGTTCTTTAAATCTCAAAGCAAACTACTTAAACATTACGATGCTAAAGTAGTCAAGGTTAATAGAGAGGAAGGATTTATTAAATCTATTGAACTCGATACTGGCGAAACAATAGAAGGTGATTTATTTGTTGATTGTTCTGGTTTCGCTAGAGTCTTGAGTGCCGCTGATGACTGGGTAGACTATTCTGAATACCTTCCTGTCAACAGAGCATTAGTATATAAAACAGAGACAGAATCTTCTAGAAAACCATATACTCTTGCTACTGCTAGAAAATATGGTTGGACTTGGGAGATTCCAACTCGTACTAAAATTGGTAAAGGATATGTGTACTGCGATAAGTATGCATCTGAAGACGATATCCTAGAAGAACTAGGTGACGTTGAGAAAGTCAAATCTATTGAGTTTAAATCTGGTAGAATTACCAAGTTTCTTGATAAGAATTGTCTTTCATTGGGGCTCTCTTCGGGATTCCTAGAACCATTGCAAGCAACTAGTATTCATCTTACACTGATGCAACTAGAACGCTTTGCATATGGATATCCTACCGAGGATTTACTCCTTGACAATGAGATGGAAAGAGACTATAATGATTATGTCGCTTCCTTACATGATTCTATGAGAGACTTTGTGTCTCTACATTATTCTGGAGGTAAAACTGATACTGACTTCTGGAAAGATGCCCGTGTTACTCCCTTTGTAGATAAAATTATTTCTTTAACTAAGAAAAGACTCCCCCGATCTTTTGATTTTCCTAAGATAGGTGGAGGTGTTGCTCAAGAATCATACAACCCCATCCTATGGGGATTAGGACACTTTAATAATTGTCCAGTAAAACAAACATTTGACAGCGACAACGCTTCTATGGTATACTGGGCAAGCGAAGCAAAGAAGTTCGGTGGTAATACTTCTAAGTACTTAACCATTGATGAACTGAACGACATCATCGCTAGTCTTGGGAAGACTTAAAAAGCACCCTGGTGCGGGTGAATGCGACTCGCCGCCTGGTTTCTTGCTTCCAGTTAAAAAGCAAGTGGTGGTGCCAAATACCCTTCCGTGTGGTTGGTTCTTGTTTACAACTAAAACAAACAAGTGGCGTGCATGTGTAACCCCTCACACGAACTGTCACAAGGGTAAGTATATTTACTCTAAGTCGTGTATAAATAAAATCGTTACAATTTTGTAACAATCCTAACGGAGACACGTCGAGTCTTCTATCATCTGTGGGTTTAACTCCACAAGTAAACAAACTTTTAAACAAAATGATCAAATCTGTATTCGCAGCAACCGCTGCCCTGTCCGTATCTGCTGGCGCTGCATTCGCTGGTCCCTACGTTAACGTAGAAGCAAACTCAGGATTCACGGGATCCAGCTACAATGGAACTGCCACCGACCTTCACGTTGGTTATGAAGGCGAACTCGGTGAGTCTGCTTCATACTACGTTCAAGGCGGCGCTACTGTAGTCTCCCCTGATGGCGGCGAGAGCGACACCGTTCCTTCTGGTAAGGCAGGTCTTGGTATCGGTTTGACCGATGCTCTTGGTGCATACGGCGAAGTCTCGTTCGTTGGTAGCGGCGACAGCAACATCGATCGCGGTTATGGAACTAAGTTGGGTCTTAAGTATTCCTTCTGATTTTCATAAGGAAAACTAAACTGAGAGGGGCTTGACGCCCCTCTTTTTTTCATATATAATATGTAAAGATTCATTACAAAACGTATCATGACAGTAACAACAGAAGATGGTGGACGTACAAACATGTGGGCCACCGAACCTCGCATGTATACTGACCCTACTTATACAGAAAGATATGGTCTTGAAACCCACGCAGAACGTGCAGAAAAAGCAAATGGACGCTATGCTATGTTGGGTATCATCGCAGGATTCATTTCGTATGCTGTGACTGGTAACTTGTTCTTTGGAATTATTTGATGAATCTTACACAAGATGAACTTTGGAATACGATTGACACCCTTGGATGGGATGTCAGACATGATAACATCGTGATTGAAATTGGTGGTACAGTTGTTTCTGGTATCCACCAAGGTGAGGAGTTCAACAAAAAGTGGGCAACTCAATATGGTGTGCGTAAATATAATAAGGACGCATTCATCGTTCTTAAAAACCTTTCACGTACTCCATTTGAATCATCCAAACCCATGGATAGAGAACATAACCCCCCTCACTCATCTACCCCCACAGAACCAGAAGACATTGTTGTCAACATGGAAGGCGGTGTAGGTGGGTCTTGGGAAGTCAAAGGTGAAGATGACAAATCCTAATCAACTCTATGAAGACATGGAGAGATTAAATGCCCTATACGAAGAACTCTGCTGGGGGCATCATGATGAATTAGTATTCACTCATGAAAATGGTAGAGTCGTTATTTACAACAAAACACAGGAGCAAGTCAAATGAAATTCGGATTCACACCTGAGGCAGAGATCCTCAACTCACGTCTAGCAATGCTTGGTTTCATCATTGCTGTTGGAACTTATGCTACTACAGGACAAATTATTCCAGGAGTATGGTAAATGTTATTGTTAGCAACTATCCTTTTGGGAAGCTTTATTATTGGAGCAGTACTCTCAGATGGAGGTGCTGATGATGATGGACCACCTGATGGAGGAATGATGACACCTATTATGGTTCCTTCTAATTAAATAAATAAAAACATATCGTCGCCGCTAGGGAGTGTCTGGTCAGAATCAGACTACTCCCTATTTTTTTGCTTATGAAAGACTTCATTGGAATTTATCCAAATGCAATGCCAGATGACACATGTGATTTGATCATTGATTGGTTTGAAAATAATATAGACATACAACAACCTGGCATTGTATCTTCGCGTCAGGGGGAAAAAACTGAGGTAGTTAAAAATGTGAAAGACTCTACCGATATTCCTGTGTATTTTTCAGATGATGAATTGCCCAACTATCATATCGCATTAGCAATTTCTAAAGGCATTTCGCCATATAAAGATGAATATTTTCACTTGAATGAAGGACCAAGATGGGATGTAGTTAATACTTACAACCTGCAGAGATATTATCCTGGTCAAGGATTTCATATTCCACATCATGAATACAATCCAACATCAAACCAGTTGTTGCTGGCATGGATGATCTATTTAAATGATGTTACTGAAGGTGGAGAGACTAGATTTGTTTATCAAGATATAAATATTGAGCCAAAAAAAGGTACGCTGGTTATTTGGCCAGCGTACTTTACTCATGTTCATCATGGACTTGTTAGTGCAACACAGACTAAGTATATTGCAACTGGGTGGCATCGATATTATGCTTGAGCTTCTGTCCAGGAGAACTTAAAGTCAGCAGATCTTGCACTGCTACCGAAACCACCAGCAATGTTTGTAACACGTACAGCAAGAACTTCAGGACCATCTGGGAATACACCACTTGGGAAGTTGTTGTCGAATGTAGACTTACCACCACCTAGAATGCAGTTAGAGATCTCTTTAACTTGATCTAGAGGAACTGTGGATGCACCAGCACCGAAACCACCTGCACCAGCATAGAAAGCGTAAACAACTTCACCACCAACTAGTTCTGCGTTTGTTCCAAGAACTGCATATTGTGCCAAGGATGTACCACCTACACTTTGCCATGTAGAAGAGACATCAACTGTTGGGTTAAGTAATAGTTCTACGAAGAACACACCATTAGCAACAATCTGACAATCTCTCATAACTAGTTGCATTCTGTTGATCAGTTCTCTGGATCCAAATGCACCAGTGATACCATTATCAACAGCAGGGCAAACACGTAGTGCTAGAATACCTTTGGTTTGACCAGAGGAAACAGATCTACCAGTTTTAGTACCAATAGAATAGATGTATGCTCTATCTTCATCATACTCACCTTCCATAATAACTGAGGAACCCCAGTGACTAATTTGTGGAACAGATGTAGCTCGCAATAGTTCTACACCAATAGGTCTTGTCGTATCATATGTGAATGTTTCAGCAGATCCTGCTCCCATTGGTGCAAAGATAATACTTGTTCCAGTTGCTGTCGCAGTTGCTGCAGTGCTTAGGGTAATGTTTACACCAGCAATTTCCGATACAAATGTATCATCAGGAATGTCATCGCTTTTAACAACCTGACCAACTTGAATGCCAGTGGAACTAGCGACTTGAACTATGTTACTTCCCGATGTAGTATTACCTGTAGTTACTGCTCCTGCAGCTTCTCTAGTTAAACCTGTAAATGTACCAGACTCAGCAACAGCAAGAGGAGACAAAGCAGAACCAACAGATGCTGTGATCGAGATAGGAGTTGAAGATGAAGCAGTTTCTGTGATAGTGAAACTTGTGCTGTTTGGAACTGTTGCAACGAAATAGGTTTTGTTTGCAACAATGTTAGCAAATGGTCTATCAAATTGAATTGGTTGAACACCATTGCCTTGCAAACCACCAGTAGAAGCAACTGATAATGTATTACCTGCTGCTTCAGTTGCTAGAACATCCTGAGCAAAAGTACTTTTGCTGGTATAATTTACATACTCTTGAGTTGCAGATGTAGCAGAATCAACTTGTCTGATTCTTAAGGTTCCTGATGATGGGAATCTATCAAGTCCTTTGTTTACATACAGAACACTATCACTATTAGATACTGATTTAGTTACTACTGCAAATGGACAGATAGTATTAACTTCATAACGAGCAGGTAGGTTACCTGATCTCATATATGCTTCGTTGTTGAAGTTGTTGTTTGGAATCTTGTGAGCATAGATAACATCACCATTTGTACCACGGAATCCCCAACGAATAAAACCAGCACCATACCAAGAGTAGTCCATATAGAACATTTGCATCTTGGTTACATCAATAGTATAACCAGACTTACCAGAACCATCACAGCGATCTATATTCCACTGATCTTGCTTCCATATAATTTCTTGTGTCTTGGTGATAGGAACATTAATGTCAGAAGGACCACGATAGTCAGGGAAGATAATAATTTGCGTGTCTGAAATAATACCATCAACACGATAAGAAGAACCACGAAGAACAATATTATCTCCGATGTTTAGTTGCTTTGCTAGAGAAGTTCCTGCTCCGTTGACACCAGTATAACTAGAAATAACAGAACTGCCATTCGTTACAGTTACTCTACCAGAACATTGGAAAGTAGATGATCTACGAACCACTTCAATTTCTCCATGAGCATAGCGGAAGAAAATTCCATTCTGCTGATCCATCATACCTAGTTCTAGGTTGACTCCATAAGTATTGATGGGAGTTATAGTATAAGATCCACCAGCAGAAGATACTGTTGGAGCAAGTGATGAAGTATACTTAAACGTGAATGGATCGATTACTGCAGTAACTGTATACGTTCCATTGTAATTATTATCATCACAACCACGGACATCAATTTCACTTCCTCTGGATATGTTGTGTGCGACTGAAGCAACAACAGTTATGTTTGTTCCTGATGCTGTAATGCTATCAAGATTTTCAATAGCAGGAGCTAGAATAGAACCAGTAGAGAATGCTACGCCTTTACCAGACTGATAACGGAAGTAACGTTTAGTCTGTCTGATTGCTTGTTGGTTTTTGGATAAAGTATTGGTTGAAAATTTAACACCACCATCAAATGCTCTATGAACAGAGTTTCCTTGTGGTCTTGGATATAATTTTGCTGTGCCGCTACCAACACCACCAGTAGGAGCAGAAGATGGGTAGTATTTAAATTGTACTGGTGAGATAACAGATGCAACAATCCAAGAACCATTTACATTATTACCATTAGAACCTACAATAGCAACTTCGTTACCAACTTCTAAACCATGTGCGTTGGTACACAGAACGTTGACTGAATCATCTCCTGGTGCTGACAATGTAATAGAACCGCCAATTCTGGAATTACTATAATGAATGCCAGTGTAGATATTAGTTCTTGCGCTAATTTGAATAGAAGAATTACCCTGAGTCCAGATAACACCAGCAGTATATGAGAACTGATTAGCATTGTTTGAACCTGATCCAGCAGAGTCAACAATAAAGACTCCATTAGCACCAGGGAATGTAGTATCCTGAACAAATACAGGATCTCCAGCTGAAGGCAATGCAGAGTTGTTAGTATCTATAGTAACTCTAATTGTTTTGGTGTTAGTAAATGCTTCGACTTGAGTAACATCAAGTGTAGTATTACTTTTATATGCAAAGGGGTTGTTGTTGATCATTGCCAACGATTCCCATTTGGTAGACTGAGTACTATACTCAAAGTCTGTGTCAATCAGTGATTGAGGATTAGAAACTCTTTGCTTGTTAACAGAGTCCATGTAGGTCTCTGCTGGTTTGATAGTTTCTTCAAACTCATCATACACAATTTGCAACTTGTCGGTATCCGACATCGAAGTTGTATCATATGCAAGAGTAACTCTTGTAGTAGTTACGTTACGAATATCAGTTTCGATCGAGTATACACTAGCAGTAAGTTCAGGATCACTGAAGTTATAGATTACTTTGTTGTCAGTAACATTAGTAATCAGAATTAATTGTTCCCTTTGGATACCACCAGGGATTACTACCTCTCTTGCCGAAGCATCAAAGAGATAGTAATTACTTTTAATGGATTTTCTCGCCATTACTTAGTGCCTCTAAACAGATATTCTTTGCTCTATCTATTTATCACAGCCCATACTTACTCTTGGTGGCGTTGAAATTTTGGGATACTTTTGTCGAGTCCAGTGCTGTGGTATACATTCTAACTTCGGCAATTCTACCTTCAAAAACTCTATCTGTGTATCCGTCTGGTCTTCCACTTATCGCCAAATTAGATTGATTATTAGGATCTATTGATGAAGTGGTTTGATCAACTTGTTCTGTGCCATTTACATAGATTTTATATGATGTTCCATTATGAACAAGCACAACATGATAGTAAGTATTCAAACTCAATTGATATTTTTTGTCATTAGCTTCTTCAACTCCTTGAGCACCACCAAATCCAAGTCTTCCAGAAGTGTCAATACCAAAACACCATTTAGTAGATCCAACTGATCGATGACAACTCATAATTCTTCTAGGGTAAGCATCAGTTGGACTGCCTGTAGGTGCTGAGAAGTCTGTTGGATAGATCCATACTTCTGCTGTAAAAGTTTGACCAATCGTTGATGCAGGAAGGGTGGTTTCCAGTCTACCATCTACTCCATCAAACTCAAAGTATCCAGCAGGATTGAAAGTAGCACCTGAGTTAATCGTGCCAGTGTAAGGACTACTTGAGAGGTTTAAAACCTTTCCACTTGGTGTTCCTGTTAATGGATAAACATATGCTCTACCAGAACTATCGGGACTACCAGAACCAGCACCAATTACTAATGTACCACCAACAGCATCCATAGAAGAACCAAAACTAGAAGCATCAGCACCACCACTACCAAACCAAGATTGAAGTTCCTTGCCTTTGTGGGTAAATTGGTATGCTCTACCAGCAACTCCCCCAGCATTACCAGCGTAATACCTTGCTCCAACAATGATACGATCACTACTGACAGCAACACTACTGCCAAATCCAAAACCATCAATATCTTCATTTGCTGGATCATCTGATGGTCTGATACTAAAGTCTAGATCACCTTTCATATCGAATACATATACCTCACCACTACCATTTTCCAGTGGATCTTCTATTCTTTGTTGTCTAGATGCTCCAACAACAATCATTCCATGATCAATGGCAATACCATCAACACCAAACAAAGAAGAAGTTGTTAGTGTATCAGGTTCTAGGATCTTTTCGTTTCTTCCATCAACATCATACAGATATACTCTACCAGCAGCAGATCTACCAGTTACAGGATGACTAATACTTTCTGCACCAATAGCAAGTTTGCCACCACCTGCTGCAATTCTCTTACCATATATACGGAAATTATTAAAAGTATTTTTTGGTCTTAGTTCATATAATAATGCTCCTGTCTCAACATTGAAACAATATACTGTTCCACTATAATCAGGACCAGTTGGTACATTATGATCTGATACCCAAACTCTATTACCAGAGATAGCAAGACCGTTACCAAAAGTATTTCCACCAGGAGGTGTGATGGGTAGTGTGCTACTCTCGTTAATAATAATTTCATTAGTGCCATCAGCATCATACAAATACAATGCATTGTTGCTTGTGACAGCAATTTTTCCAGAGCAATTACAAATAGATACTGAGTTACCAAAGTTCCAATCGTTACCAGCAATATCTGATGCTACTAACGTAGTTTCTAGAACACCAGTAGAGGAGTTGTAGATGAATGCTTTACCACCAGCAGTGTAAGTATATCCAGATGCAGTACAATTTTCTCCGCGAGCACCAACTACAACCTTTCCGTAACCAGTAGCGACAGATTGTGTGTCACCAAAAGAAGCACCATTGGTTGTAGCATCATCTAAAATAAACTCATAAGATGATACATTAGAACTTTTTTCAATACAAAAATTATTTCCAAAGTCATAGTTCAGTTTCAAATTACTAGTAGATGCAATACTAGGACCAATCATAGGTGATGTGTTTGGTCTTAAATCAGTGTATTTTTCTTGAGTAGCGTTGTAGTTCTGGAATACTTGTGCTGCTGTTAGTGCTCTCGGATAAAATAGTATATCCCCAACACTACCAGAATAAGTGAAGTTTCCATCAGATCTGTCACCAATTCTTGTGGTTGTTTCTGAAATATAAACTCTAGATTGTTCTGTTCTAGATGGATAAGAAACAGCATCTATGTATAAAGCAGTAATGTTTCCAGAGGAGTTTGTTGTTATTGTGAAATTATGCCAACCAGTAGTTATTCCACTAGAAACTCCGTAAGATCCTGTGGTAACAACAGACCCATAATTCGAACTGGAAGCAACAACTTGACTATTTCCATCTCTAGTGCTATTAAAAGTTAAACCAATACAAGTAGAAGAACTATTACCAATTGAAAATACCTGCTGTTCTCCCGAAGCGGGAAGTGTAGCCCAGATAGAATAAGTTTTTTCTATGGTGCTATTA